AAGTGCATTTGTCGCCAGAGGCTTTGCGTTCTACAGAAACTTCACATAAACCCTTTAAATCTTTGCAAAAATTTGCTATGTATAAGCATAAGTTTTCAAGGGTTGGTCTGCCTAAATCTTCAACATTATCCAAAAACTTATGGTCTAAGCGTACTTTTAATGGTTCAATTACCCATGCAAAATGACAAAAATCTTTTACCATACCGTTTTTGTCAGGTTCACCCTTAACTGAAATGCTTGCATGGTATGTATGTCCATGTATGTTTTCAGACTGCATTTTTTTATGAACATCAACATACCGTTCTTTTAATGTATGTGCAGCGTCAAAATAAAATGTTTGCGTAAGTTTCAAAATAACCCCTCTTGTTCAACCTGCATAAAATTCCAAGTAGCTGGGGCATTATGAGCTTCAATTCTTTGCCTCATAACTTGCGCTCTAGCTTCTTTTGTTGGCGGTGGATAATTACCGTTTTTCCAATTTTTATCTATTCCTACATTTCTAGCTATGTTTGTGCTATCAGTAGATGAAAAAGGTAGTTTAGTAAATATTGCTGGGTCTAGCATACGCAAACCATGTAACTTACATATTGGGCGACCCATATCATCACAAACAATACGCATTGCTTGGCCCATTTTTGACCACCAAGCGTTTGTTCCTACTGTGGCATATTCACCAGAGCTACCAATGCAAACACGCACATAATAATTAGCCAACTGTTCTAACCTTTCTAAAGACTCGTGCATATGCCATACAGGTGCGCCAAACCATTTAGGTAATGGGCAATCTTCAAGCAAAGCATCATTGTCAGCTTCTGTGCCATCAATTACATCAGGAATACAAGCAAAGTCACATGAAGGCACTTTTTTAAGGTTTAGCGCCCAATCATAATAAGCATCCCAATTAGTAACTGGTTTACCGCTTTTCCATGCGCTAAATGCGCCATTGTCTATAGCAAAAGATTGACATACTTCAATAGCCGTACCAATTTGGTCTGAATGGGCATAAGAAACAAATGCATGACCAGCTTGCACGGCATAGTTTGCTACAGTTGCTGGTGTTATTGGCAATCCATGATAGTGAATCATAAAAAATGCTCTTTTTGAAAATTATTATTTTTCATATATTTTCTAAATTTATAGAAAATCCCCTTTAACGCAGTTTCTACTTCTGTTTTTGACAATCCCAATTCTTTAGCAATTTCTTCAATGTTCATGTCAGTACCTTGTTTTGCAAAGGTATTTTTGTTTTTACATCTTTTTCGGCTCATTTTGTAAGCCTTTCAATGTTGCGGTTTGTTGCTTGTTCTGTACGCCATGCTTCAAATCTCATTTTAGCAGCTTCTAATTGCCATTTAAGCGCTTCCGTTTGTTCTGTTGCTGCGCCAATAGCTTTGCATAAATCTTGGTAGTCTTGCGAGCGATAAGCCTCTCGTTCTTGAGCGCCCAGACTTTGTTCGTCTGTTTGCGCCATTTTAATCGCTTTAAGACTACTTTTAAAAGTTTCAAGCTCTGCCAACTCGCCCTTTGCTTTTGCATATTTAGGCGCTGTTTTGAAGATGAAGTCAATTGCATCATTTGGGTCATATTCTTTCATAATTGTTTATCCTTTCCCCTATCCAACGCATTACTGGCACAGCCATAGAATTTCCTAATGCTCGGTATCTATTTCCATCTGGACAATTTTCTTTTATGTTGGTGTAATCATCTGGAAAACCTTGCAATCTTTCGCATTCAATTGGTGTCAGCCTACGAACCGCCATATTGTTATAACAACCAGACCTTTGACTAGTAGTTAAAGTATTAGATTGTTCATTTAAAAAATTCATTTCAGCAGGTCTAGCATTTGTGTTAAATCCGTAAGAAACTGCAAATGTTTGAGTATGGTGACTTTGAACGGATGGCTGCGTTTTTTGCAATGTTGTTGCTACATTAGTTGGTGTTGCATTAAATGTACCGTCTGCTCTACTGTAGTCGTTTGAAGTTGTTTGGAGACAGTTAGCAACGCTTGGTATAAAGTTTCCGGCAATTTCTTGTTTCTCTTTGCGGCTCTGTTTAATATCCCCTTGCAAGCTTTCGGACTCAAATAATATTTTTGCGGCAGATTCCCAGTTTCCAAGACATCCGACAACAAACACTCTTCTGCGTCTTTGGGCGACTCCGAAGTTTTGAGCATCAAGCACCCTGTAGGCCCACCCATAGCCGAGTTCGCCCAACGCCCCAAGGAAGGCCCCAAAATCCCTTCCGTTGCCACTACTGAGGACACCTGGCACATTTTCCCATATGCACCATTTGGGTCTAAATTTATCAAGAATTCCAACATAGGTAAGAGCAAGGTTACCTCTTGGGTCGTCAAGTCCTTTGCGTAAGCCTGCAACGCTAAATGATTGGCAGGGAGTTCCCCCGACCAAAAGTCCAACTGAGTCATTAATATTCCATTCTTTATATTTAGTCATATCACCAAAATTGGTGACTTGTGAATAGTGATGTGCAAGCACTTGGCTAGGAAATTTCTCAATTTCACTAAAACCTACAGGCTTCCAACCCATGTGATGCCACGCAACGGTGGCAGCTTCAATACCAGAACAAACGCTTAAATAATTCATTTGAGGTTCATCCATAGACCAACTTGGGCGGCAGCGTAACCAATCCAAATTAATGCGTTACTGTTTGAACCTTTAAAGTATTGAGCCAATCCTACGACTAAATACCCAAGCCCTGTTGCTGCGACAATGTATTTTTCAATATCCATTGACCTTTTTCTCCCCTGTTTCCTAATTCATATTGCGTATAAAAATCACGCAGTAATTGTTCGTCTAAACTATGTTTGCTCAAGTATTGCCTAAACTTTTGCAAACCCCATTCTTTGCGCCATTTGCACAACTGCCTTACAGCACACTCATGCCGAGCTTGTTCATACATTTTCGTTTAAGTGTTTCGTAAGAGTCATAACCAGTACCTAATACTCCTAATTCCCTAGCTTTTAATTCAATACCTTCGTTAGAAAACATCCACCGTTTGTCAATCTTTTCTTTCTTGGGTTCAATAACAATTTCATCTTCGTAGCGTTCACCGTTTAGCCATGAGCTTGCATGGGGTATGAATTCTAGCTCAGTTTGTTTTGCTTTCCAGTATTGACAATGTGTGTGAATAGCTTTTGCAACCATAAGTTGTTGCTCTGCTGATAATTTGCTCCAGGCTTTTCTTGCAGCTGCTTTAGCAATTTTTCGTGGATATAAAGACCAGAATTCATCAAACATTCCTATGATACCTGTCGTGTGGGTTGTTAATCATACTTTTAAGAAAGTCATCAACGTTACTAAACCATTGAATGACTTGCAAGCCATCATGCGTATAAATTGTAAAACTCATTGTAAAACACGAGGGCTGGCTGGTGTCGTTGGACTTGGCGGTACAAAGTAACTAGGCTGACCGACAACAATAGCTTGGTTTGAAATGCTAGGATTTGTAATAACAACCTGGTTTGGGTATAGCGTAGCGGTCTGTGTTGTATATCCCATTGGGTTTACAAATTGTGCGGTGTTGCCGTTAATTTGCACAGTACCCATGCTGTAACCACGACTATCGGTTAATTGAACCGTTTGTGCTTTTGCAGGTACGCTATAGCCAAACATACAACCTAAAAATGCACCTAACAAACAAGCGCCTAAAAAATCTTTCATTTTTAAACCCTTTCAATCCAAACAGAAGAAAAACCATAAACAATTTTGTAGTTTTTGCAGCCAGTTTCAAAATCAAACTTAGCTTTTTTAATATCTTTTTCATCTACATAAATATGTTCATTAGCCAATTTAAATGCTTCTTCTAAAGAAAGTGGCTTTTTATTTATTACATGATTTGTTATTACATTAAACATTTAATTTCCCCTTAAATGGTTACTCGTTATTGAGTAAATGTAGTTTGCCCATTAGTCTATAATAAGTCTACTAATATCTTAAATTATGTTGTTTTTATGCCAATCCCAAGAGGCTTAAGCACACCTAGCCTACCTAAGTGTGCCTTCAGGACATCCCATTGAGGAATCGCCCACCCAACAGTCTTGCGAGGCACAGGCACTATCTTCGCCACCTGTATTGCGCTGTTTCAGCCTCTTACCCTTCTAGTAACGCTATAACCTTATGACGCTACGATGTCGTTAGAGCCGCCATCATAAGGGGTATTGAGTTTACTCCTCGTCTAAGTCCTTTTGCAAGCCAAAACTGTTGGGTTTTTCCAACATTTCAGGCCATATAAGCCAAAAGTTGTTTGGAAACAAATCTTTACGAGTTACAAGCCCATGACTTTCTTTTTCAATTCTGGCGGCTAAAAACAATAAATGTTGCCTAGGTATGCCTTCTTTGCGCCAAAGCGAAACATTTGATGACGCAACTTTGCACATTTTGGCGACTTTGTTAGTGCCTCCCATAAGGTCAATAATTGCCGACTCAGTTATTTTTAACTTTTCCATTTCTAAAATAATAGCACAAAAACAACACAAGTAAAATACTTTGACAAATATGCTATTTTTATGTAACATGACTATATAGCAACTTCGCTATAACTTTTAAGGGGAAACTTAAATGGATGAAATGTACCAAGTAATGACTGAAATGGAGCAACGCCTTGAATTGGCATTGTCAGACATGGAAAACGGTATTGACTTAACACAAGACGACATTGATGTAATTCGTGCAGCTTGTGGCAAACCAAGCAATAAACGCAACCAACTATTGCAAACCGTATTTAACGATTTTGGCAAAGTATTTGGAGGTAACCATGCAACAGTCTGAAAACATTGCAAATTTAGCCAAAGCGTTATCAACCGTACAGGGGAAACTTACCCATGCTAAAAAAGACTCTGCTAATCCTTTTTTCAAAAGTAAATATGCTGACCTTGAGTCTGTGTGGGATGCTTGCCGTCATTTGTTGGCTGACAATGGTTTGGCTGTGGCTCAATTCCCTGGGACTTATTCGGACTTAGACAAGTCTATGTCTTTAACAACCATTTTGACCCATGAGTCTGGAGAATGGATTAGCCATGAAATGTCTGTACCTGTTACCAAAGCTGACGCACAAGGCGCTGGTTCGGCTTTGACATATATGCGTAGGTACGCATTGGCAGCAGTAGTAGGTGTAGTTCAAGCGGATGATGACGGCAATGCTGCCAGCAACCCACAATTTAAACAACCAGTAGTAAAACCAAAGGAAATCTAATGGCCTATGTACCAAAAGAAGGAAGCGGTAGCCTATTTAAAAATGACCGCAAAAGCACAGAAACTCACCCAGACTATACAGGGTCAATTATGGTCAATGGGCGTGAGCATTATTTATCTGCGTGGATTAAAGAAGGCACTAAAGGGAAGTTTTTTAGTGTATCTATTGGCAAAGAAAAGCAACCAAAGGGATTTACGGCTCGTGGCGAAGATGAATTGCCTAAAAACACGCTAGAAGACAGCGACTTACCATTCTAGGAGATGACCATGCTAAGTCATATACGAGATGTTATTGGCGACAAAGCTAAAATTTCTACAGAACCATTTGGCGTTGATGAAGAAAGGCAATTAATAGCATTTGAGGTAAATGACTTAGCTGCAGTTATTAAAGATGTAATACAAACTTGTGCAGACTGTTGTGTAAACGCAACAGACCGCCAAGCAATTTTAGAATTACTTAACTGAAAGGTAACAAATGATTAACTTGCAATTAGATGTAGCAGAAGTAGAAGCGCTTTTAAAGCATATTGAGCAATCAGCAAAGGCTTTAATTGCTAAAGTCCATGCACAGGCAGCGCCACAAGTTGCACAACAACAAGCGCCTGTAGAAACGCCAGAAGCAGAATAATGCTAATAAAAGGGGAAATGAAATGTCACAACATTGGTATTGCGCCCAAACTGGGCAACCCAGATATACAACTGTCAGTAAAAAAACTGGAAAAATCCGCAATACTACACTTAGAGATGCAAAAGCTGCGCCAGGAACGCTTGTACCAAGCGTTAGCACTATTACAGGACAATTATCGAAAGATGGTTTAAACACATGGTTTCAGACTGAAGCTATTTTGGCGGCAATGGAAAACCCAAGGCCGTTAGCTGAAGATAAAAAAGACTATGTAGCCAGAATACTGGATTTGGCTAAACAAAAGTCAAGAGAAGCGCAAGACCGAGGCACTCTTATACATGACTGGATAGAAGCGTTTTACAGCCAAGAATATGTGCCAGATATGCCTAGCTATGTCCGCACCGTAGATGACGCTATAACGGCTCATTTTGGGCATCAGCTATGGATTCCAGAGCAAAGCCTAGTAAACCAAGAAGGCTATGGTGGGCGGTGCGATTTATATTGCAAAGCAAGACATGACTTTTCAGGGGTCGTAATTGACTTTAAAACCACGCAAAAAAGCCCTGGTGAATTAACACCCTATTATGAGCATACACTACAGTTAGCAGCTTATAGGGAAGTTTTAGCCCCTACAGCACGGTGCGCCAATGTATACATTAATGGTGACACAGGGGAAGTCGCCATATACGAGCATAAAGAGCAAGACTTAAAAGACGCTTATGAAGCCTTTTTATGCCTACTCAAACTTTATAAATTAAAGAATGGGTTAAACTAATCACGAGGGCGCAGGTGGCTTTCCCCTTGCCAACCGCACACATCACGGAGTGTCCTGCCCCTCACCTTATTCTATGGGCGTTAAGCCGCCAATGTAGGATGCAGTAATTGGGTAATTTTGCGGCTTTCTGACCCATTGTTAGCAACTGCCAAATACAGCCCTGTTGCATATAAGCAACAACATAGGGTTTTCCCTAGTTATGCACCCTTGAAATTTATAAGAAACTGACTTCGCTGTTTACTTAAAAGGGGAATTTATGAAAGCAACTTATTTATTAACGATGTGCCTTGGTGACACCGAGATTGATGTGCATGGGTCTGACGAACAAGTTGAAGAAATTTATATTTCTGGCACAGACCACGAAATTAGCGAATTAATTTACGCATTAAACAAAACTGGCTTTGAAAAAGCATACAAAGAATATGCATATTACGCTAGGGCTTATTAATGGAAGATTACATTCGCAGAGTATTTGAGGGCGAAGCGCCATGCGACAAATGCGACCAGGCGCAAGACTGCAAAGAAAATGAATTGGCTTGTAGGGCGTTTTCTTATTATGTGCGTCATGGGACATTCCATGAATATACGGTCAGAGCGCCAACCAATTATTTATTCAATTTAATTTTTAAAGACGATGATGTAGGCCTTAAAAATTACTATAAAAATGTCAAAGGAGAGCAAAGTGATTTACTCTAAAAAAGTGCAAATACGCAACAACATTGACTTTGAAATTAAAAACTTGTCATTAGAAATGAAGCGCAAAGAAATAAAACAATACAATCCTTTACATTACATTTTTGGGTATGTTTTGGAGTCTAAGCCTTGGTTACTTTATGAGGAAATGTATGACTGCAAATGAATTAGCTGATAAATTAGAACAGGGTCATTGGGAAGGTGGCACAAGAGAACAAGCTGCCACCATGCTACGCCAGCAACAAGTTGAAATTGAGGCGTTGAAAGCAAAGACACTAACAGATGACCCATTGGTTAATTTCAAACCTGTATGGCAAGAAGCTGAAAAGACACTAACAGATGAGGAAATATTGAAAATGGCAGCAAATACATTTCATTATTCTGAATACAAGTTGGTGATTGATTTTGCTAGAGCAATACTAAGAAAGGCACAAGAGAAATGAAGTTGCAAATTGAAGTAATTAGCGAAAACGCAGATGGCAGCGCAAATGCTATGGTGCATTTTGACAAAGAAGCGCTTGAGTTATTGGTAGAAGAAGGAATTATCTCAATACTGCGTCAATATATTGAAAACAAAAAAGACACCAAAAAGCGTAAAAAGTCTTTGCATAAAATAGGTGATTTATGACTATATTTTTGGTTTTTATGGCATTAAGTGGTATGTTTGTATGGGTTGGTATTCTTGTTTTATTGGTTTTAATTTACATGGAGAATGAATTATGAATGACCATATTTGGACTGCCTCTGGTACAGACATTACTATTCGTTGGCGTTTGCAAGGGTGGATTCCACCGTCAGAATTGCCAGAATACAAAGCTAAATGGAAATATTTTCAAGAAATGCCATTACGAGGCTTAGACGACAAAGCCGTAGAAGAATACGAAAGAGTAATGAAAAAGGCTAAAGTCGTTAGAATTCGTTAGCTATTCTTTGCCATGTCAAGGGCTTCGGTTTCTTCTTTGTCTACACGAGAAAGCCAGCCCTTACCAAAGATTTCAAATGTCTTTAATGAACGGTAGTAGTCCCTGCGTGATTCTGAGAATTTATTGATAAGAGTTGCACAATTACTGGCGGAAATAAGGCTTCTTGTTGCTGGGCCAATAACTCCGTCAGGTACGCAACCAATAGCTGACTGAAGCAGCTTAACGCTTCTACCTGGCCCTGCATTAACTCCCATTGAAAAGACAACAAAGTCGAGTCCCCTAGGTAATACTTCGCCATAGCAAGGCCTCCAATATTTCTGTTCATACAAAGGTGCTACATCGTCTGCTGTGAGGTTTCTAAGAGTGTCTACAGGGTGACCTACATATTCTTCCCAAACAGCCTTGGTAACGCCTAAATTGGTTTCGCCGCCTGGGTCGCCTTCAAGTCCTTTTGCGCCAGTCCAACCACCTTCGGACTTTAAAACTAATGCTAAACATGGTTTAAAGTTATTTTCCATCTATTCCTACCTGTTGGTTAATCCAGTCTTGTAATGACTCTAGTTGCTCTGTTGTTTGGGCGCATTGCTCGGCAACAGATAATAAGTTATGGGTTTGACCATTAATTGTGATGGTGGCTGTGCCATTGGGGGACATTGCACCGCTACTGGTGTCGAGCATCCTGCCATAAAAAGCGTGAATATTATTGATGTTATCTTGGTAAGTTTTGGCAACATTTTCATTAATTATCTCCTGTTCTTTTGCCTTAGCTTTGTTCTCTGCAATCTGTCTTTCTCCTGCTGCCACAACCTCAGTTTTATATTCAGCATATCGTAAATGCTCAACATAAAACCCAGCACCAAAACCACCAAAAACCAAAGCCAAATAAATGTAGACTTGTCCACTTGTACCGCCTAACAAATTGAGTAAAAAGCCCATTATTGAGCCTCTGGTTCAGCGCCAGCCATTTGTTTGCCAGCTACAGAAGCAGCGCCACTACCAGACACAATTCCAAGCGCTCCAGCAATCTCTGTGAGGCTTATAGCGTGTCCTAGGTATATTTGGTATAGGGCGGTACAAGAAACCAAAAAAAAGCCGCCAAACCACGCCCAACGAGCTATGTCATGGGTTTGATTGTCTTTGCCTGTCAATATATGTGTAAGCATTTCTTTCATTTAATACCCCAAGTTAAATACCATGCAATAAAGCCAGCTACTAACCAGCAATAAAATTGCACCCTACGCACCGCTTTTAAGTCATGCTTAAATTCGGCAATATTTTGTTTCTCAAAAGCCTCAATTTCATTCTTTATTTTTAATAAAGACTCCCATTCACGCCCACCATACTTTTTAACAAAGTCAATTTTTAGCTTGGCTTCTTGGTCAGAAATGAGCTTTCTCTTATTATATTCGTTTAGGGCTTTTATGATTGCGGTTTGTTTTTTAAATTCCGCTTCCCTTTGCGCCCTGACTCTTTCTTGGGCTTTTAAAAGGGCTACATCCGTCGCGTCTTGCTGGGTAGCTTCTATGCTATGGGTGAGGCTTTTTGTAGCCTTTCTAGCCTCATTTAAGGCGCTAGAAACGCCTTTTATGCCATGCGATATGCCAAATGGGTCTGACACATCATTTACCCATGAAATAGTGCGTTACAAACCCTATAAATGTGGAAAATGCGGAAACGACAGCCATGCCAACCCAGAAACCGCCTCGACCTTTGTTAGCTAAAGCCAGCAATTCTTCCATGCCAGCTTCTAGCTTATCTACTTTTGTAGTTAATGAATCAACTTTTTCCCAAAGCTGTCCATATCTAACAGGGTCAATTTCAAACGACATAACTCACTCACTTGGTTTTGGGTTTGCGAGTAGTCGCTTTTGGTATTTTAACAGTTTTCTTGGCTACTTTTTTGGTGGCTTCTTTTTTGACTGGTGGAAAAGGCCATTCTTGAAGGTCAATTTTAATGGCAGGTTTGGGCATATAGCCTAATTTGTCCATAATCCATGTAAATGTAAAGTTCATATTAAGCTCCTAATAGCGCTTTTACTTCGTCAGCAGTTAAACCAAGTGCAGTTAATTTAGCTAGTGCAGATGCCTTTGCATCTTTAGCGGCTTGTTCAGCTTGTGCTTCTTGGGCTTGTAATTCTACCAATTTAGCTTGTGCTTGAGCCATGTCATATTGAACAATTCCACCATCTTGATTGTATGCAGTTATATCATCAATGGTTACAACTAAAGGATTTAATGCACGAATAGCATCATGTAAATTTGCCATATTAAGCTCCTGTTATTTCCATAGCTGTAATTGTTGATGGAACTTGTGAATTTTGCGATGCAGTTCCATTGCTATAAGTAGATTGATTTACATAACAAGTCTGACTTTGTAATGACCGCATTTGTAATTTATAAGTTACAGCAGAAGTTGTTGAAGGAGAATCTAACCATTGCATTGAAACATTGTCTATTAATGTAGCATTTTGAGTATTTTGAGAAAAATCAATAGTTACTCTTGAATTACTACCATTAGCATCACCAATAGCAATTTGAGTTCCATTTCTTAAAAGAACCATTTGCGAACCAAACCATCCACCATTGTTTGCAGATATATTTACATTAAAAGAAACTAAAATTGAACTGGTTGTAGCATTTGGAGTAATGGTTACAGATAATCCAGTAATATCTACAAAAGAACTAGAATTACTAGAAAAAGTGCTAGTTTTTTGAGTTTGGACTACTTGAACTGGAACTTGTCCGCTTCCATAAATAGATACTGACATAATATGTCCTTAAATAGCCACTAATTCGGCAGTAGTTGTTGCACTAGCAATAGAAGCACGACCAGCAGTTAAACTAGCTGTAAAGTTTGCATCGCTAACAGCATTGTCAATTCCAGCTAAAGTATTGAGTTGTCGCTTTTGGGCTTCTTCTACAGCTTTAGCGTTAAATTGTGCCAGCTTGATTGCTTTAGCTTTTTCAAAGTTTACTGTGACTGTAGAGCCTGACAATTCCCAAGCATCAAAGAATTGAGCATCTGCACCTTGTGGCAGAGTGCTGTCATCAACAATAATTGAGCCTTCAGGGGTATCTTTTTCCTTAACAGATTGGATGCTGATTTCGCCTGTTGGGACTGTTACAGATACTCCACCATTGGAGTTTGCATGAATAATTACTTGTGACATTATTTTTCCTTATTTAAACCATAAAACTAACCATAACAACTGTATGGTCAGCGTTAGTAGAGTTGTATTGAGCAACACCAATTTGACAAGTAGATGTCGTTTGCTGATTACTGCTTGTTCCACCAGTTAAAACAAAACAAGGAGTTCCGCTTGCACCAATAGTTCCATCTAATGACACACAACCAGCAACAGCATAATAATTACTCGCTAAAGCATTTGTAAAATTAATATTATAGTTTCCTGTGCCGTTTCTAGTTACAGAACTAACATTATAAGAACGATTAATTGAACCACTAGAACCAACAAAATTTACCCAAGCCTTTGCACTACCATAAATGGCATTATCCATTGCTGTGCTATTACCAGCACCATCTTGTAGAGTATCTGCGACTATTGTTCCTGCCATGATTTATCCTTTAGTTTCCAAATATTGCTACAGTAACAACAGAAGCATCTGAAGCTGTCGCCACATAATACATACAAAGAGTAAGTGCGGAAGTAGTTTGTGCAGTAGT